CCTAATATCTATAGAAGAAAAGACGGCAGTAGTACTCAATCTACTGCAGTTAAGAATTATCCTGTTCAAGGATTTGCCACGGCAGATATAGTTCCTATAGCGTGTATTAATGTGTGGAACCTATTGAAAGAAAACAATATGAAAACATTATTAATAAATACTGTACATGATTCTGTGATACTAGACGTACATCCAGATGAATATAAACAAGCCATAGATTGTCTAAATAAAGGATTTAGTGGTATAAAAGATTCACTAAAAGAAAGATTTGATTGTGATATAAATGTCCCACTAGACTTTGAAATAAAAAAAGGGGACAACTGGCTTGACTTATCCACAGACTTGTGATACAATATAAGTATATTAAGGAGGCATTATATGTCGAATGAACTAAGTAACTTAGATAGTTTATCTAGTGATAAAATAATGGCTATGGTCGGTCAAGACGCAGACACCGGTGGCTCATCTTTACCTAGACTATCTATTAACTACGAAGCCGAAGATAGTGACGGCAACGCTATAAAGCGTGGCTTGTACAAAGTAGAAGGTACAAGCAAAGGTACTGTGTATGCAGAGAAAGTTTCTTTTAGACCTTTCTTAAATACATTTCAATACAAAAAATATGATGAAGAAAATGAAGACAATAATTCAAAGTCTGTCATGTTTAGAAGTTGGTCAGATTCAAAGATAGATACCAACGGAACGGAATCATGTGGAAGTGTACCCAAAGCAGAACGAGAAAATTTAGACCCTGTCGGTAAGATAGAACAGGATAAAATTACTTGTTATAGAAATGTCTTTGGTGTTGTGTCGATAAAAGGTAAGTCTTCAAAAGGTGAAGAAATAACCTTGACAAGTGAGCCTGTATTATATAGAGTAAGAGGTGTAAACTTTATGCCCATAGGAAATATGTTGCAAAGTTTATCCAAAAGAAATAAGATAATGTATAATACTGTGTTAGAATTTGACGGCACAGAAAAGCATACAAAAGGTAGTGTTACATACTTTGTTGCTAAAATAAAAGACGGTAATAAAGATGTAAAGTTTTCTGATTCAGACAAAGAAATACTAAAAGAATTTCTAGAATTTGTGGAGGCAGAGAATAGCTATGTAAAAGAAGAACATAATAAAGCTAAGAAAGGACATACTACAGAACAAGATATATTAGACGATGAAATCGTGGAAGAAATAACATCTTGACTTTCTTAGAAGAAGTAAAATCTTTGTTGTCACAGGCTCAACGAAAGCCTGTGGCAATACCTAAAGAAGTATTAAAATTATTTCTTAAAGACTGTAAAGACGCAGTAGAAAAACAATTTACTCAAGAGAGAGAATCAGAGTTTAGAATTAGAATGTCTAGTATTGGTAAACCACTTTGTCAATTACAAATGGAAAAGAAATACTCCGGTGGTAATGCTATACAATCTTATGAAAATTATAATAATAAATTAAAGTTTTTATTTGGTGATATATTAGAAGCTATAGTAGTTATGTTATTAAGAACTACAAAAGCTAATATACAAGGTGTACAAAAAAATGTCAAGTATAAAACAAAATGGTTTGACATGAAAGGTACATATGATATTATTATAGATGACAAAGTTTATGATATTAAATCAGCTTCACCTTTTGCATTTGATAAAAAGTTTGGTGAGAGTGGTGGTGGATTTGATAAGGTTGCTAAAGATGATGTGTTTGGATATTTAACACAAGGATATTTATATTCCGAAGCAACAAAGAAACCCTTTGGTGGTTGGATAGTTATTAATAAAGCTACCGGTGAAATATTATTAAGTGAACCTCCACAAGATGATTCTCAATATAGAAAAGAGGCAATAAAAAAAGCTTTAGATAATACTAAAGCACTAATGGAAGATAAACCTTTTGAAAAATGTTTTGAATTAGAAGAAGAAATGTTTTACAAAAAACCTACGGGTAATAAAATATTAGGAACTGTATGTTCATATTGTCCTTACAAACAAAAGTGTTGGGGTGAAAATATACAATACTTACCACAACAACAATCAAAAGCATCTAATCCTAAATTTGCTTGGTATGTAGAAATAAATAATCCAAGACAAGAAAGTGATGTCTATACTTGAAAGAAAAGCTGAAATAATAAATAATTATTTTTATAAAGATATGGGTAACATTTCTAATAGAAAAATTTGGAATACGTTAAAAGATATACATACACATAAAGAATTAAATTTATTTGAGTTAAAAGTAAATGATTTGATAAGGGAAACTAATGCAAATAAATCGTGGGCGGATATTTACACAGAAGCAAAAGCAACAGTTTTTATAAGAAAATTAGGAATAGAAATTAAGGGTCACAAATATGAAGTTGAAATTTTTGAAGATGAATATAATAAGAATTTAGTTGATGCACATGGTTTTGAAAAATTAAACGAAGGAACAAAATAAAATGAAACATAACGCTAATTTTAAATATGATTTAGAGTGGGGAAAACAAGGTGAGATTGTTGTAGGTGAGATACAACAAGGGGAAAAGACTGAAGTAAAGTCTGAAAGAGATAAGTGGATTAAGACGGGTAATCACTATTGTGAGTATCAAAGTAGGGGAAAAGAAAGTGGTATTAAAAAAACACAAGCTGAATGGTGGACTATAAATTTTTATAGTGGTGATAGATTTTGTTTTAACATAACATTAAAAACAAAAGATTTAAGAAACATTATAAATAAAAATAATTTTAACAAAGTCCCCGGTGGAGATAATAATACATCTTGGGGTTATTTAATACCTATAATAAAACTAATAGATTTTATGAGTTATGGACAAGATAAATCCTAGTTATTATAGAGAAGGAATAGAAACTGTTGATTATATAGAATCACATGGCATGGATTACATGCAAGGAAATGTTATTAAATATGTTACTAGATATAAAATGAAAAATGGTTTAGAAGATTTAAAAAAAGCACAATGGTATTTAAAAAGGTTGATTAAAAAATATGAGAATAATTAAAGACCCTTTTACAGGGAAGTTATTAATATCTCTTGATGCATTTGAAATGAAGAACGTTAAAGAAAAGAGTGTGTTTGAAATAACTTATAGTAATCTCAAAATATTTTTTGATGACATCTACTCTCTTATCAATGTAGAGGTAGATAAAATTATAAAAGAAAAGGAGAAAAAAGAACATGAAAAATTACGTAATAAGTAGTGAGTTGCTACAGAATGTAATTAAATATATGTTTACTAGACCTTATGGTGAAGTACATAATTTAATAACAGGATTAGCACAGCTAAAGGAAACATCAAATGAATCCGGACAAAAACAAGAAACAAAGAAAGTTTGATTATGTTGCTAACTTACTCAACTACTCCGTCAATCTCAATCGAGATAGTGACATACAATTAGACTACAACTTTATACAACCACAACAATTTAAATTTATAATGGACAGGGAGTTCCCCGAGTATCAGTATACTAATAACCTCTGTTCATTAATTAATTATTCAAGACATGAAATGGATGAACTTAATAAGAAGTTAACTAGGTTTGTTAACGGATTGTATTAATCATAAGTTTGATTTATTTTCATAGCTGCAAACGTAGCTGCTAGAGAATCATCTTTTTCTAGTGCTTCTGATAATTGCTCCATAGACATATTATCTAATTTTTGTTTAGCATTATTACCATAAGTTTTAGAAAATTTTTCTTCAAACTTATCACCAAAATAATTAGATGCATTGGTTAGTATATCTTTAGCTGTTTTAGGTTCTACCTGCCAATAGCTTTTAGCAGGACCTCCTCCCATCTGAGTCTTTGTTCTGTACTCAGATTCCATTTGACCTACAAAATATAAATTATTTTTAAGTTCTGAGGGATTTTGTCTTTTATTTGTTTTAGCTTTAAAATCTGTTCCTGTAATATAAACTGCAGTTTCAATAGCATTTTTTGCGTCTTCCGGTATACTATTGATATTTAAATTTTCTGCCCTAATAGCAGCATTATTCCTAGAGACAGTGGCTTCACTTTCACTATCATATTTTTTACCATGATAATTTTTAAACCACTGTCCTATAATACTTACTAAAGGCACGTTCATATTTACATCTAGTGCCATTACTTCTTCACCAAGCTTCCACCAAAGTATAGTCCCACAATAGCAGACATTAGATGTGTATCTAGTGGTGTTATCACTAAACCTAAGAACTCTTTGTCCATCAATACTTCTTTCTTCTCTATCAAGAATAAGAATCCTTGAGTAAATTCTGTCCATGTCAATATCACTGGAGTATCGAATAGAACCGGCACTAACTTGGGCCATGCTATAATAAAAAAAACTGCAGTCAGTGCAATAATTCTTCTGGTCCACTGGAAACCTTTGTTGTCATATGTTCTTGCTTTCTCTACAAAAGACATTTGAGTTTCTGCTCTTGCTAATAACATCTTTTGTTCTTCTTGTTTTGCTTTAATACTCTGGCCCCATATGGACATAAATCCACCTAGTAAGCTAGAGCCTAGCATTGTAATCATTTCTACTGGTAATCCACCCATTGTTTATCCTCCTTAATCGTAATCCTTATCAGGTTTTGTTGCCTTATCACCTCTACCCATAAACTTTGTCATATCAAAATTAAAGGTCATAGCATAAGGGTCTATGCCATCAAATCTACCAACAAACTTTTTTGTTAGTTTATTTATTTTAGCTAATACTTTTCCTACTTGTCTATCATAATCAGCCATACTTATTTGATTTGTGGCTACTTGATTTTTTAATTGATTGAGTTTGCTTTTTTGAACTCTTACTTCTCTTTCATATTGTAATCTTTGACTTGCACCTAAAGTTCTAATACTTTTATTACTTACTTTAAATCCAAAGGAAGTTAATAAAGCTTCCAACTCTGTTTGTGGTTCTCTAAATTTAGATATGTCTCCTGCCCTTGCTCTTTCTAATCTTTTTGTAGAATAAGAACCCGGTAAGAAAGGGAAGTTAGGTATTAACTTTTTACCAAAACTACCTAAAGCTTTTGTTGTTTCTTCAAGAGCAGTTCCGCCACCTCTACCAAATTCTTTTTGTTTTCTAAATATATCAAAACCAAGCATGGAAAATAAGAAGTCACCACCAATACCAAAAGAAGGTTGTAAAGGTTCTGGTAAAAAAGGTACAACATTTTTTCCTTCAAAACTTAATATGTCACCGCCCGGATAAAATCTACTAATGTTTAAATATTTAGATGTTCCGTCTTCTGACTTACCAGATATTCTAATTACTTTTTTAGGCATGAATGGCATGTCTAAAATATTACCTGCTTCATAATCTGGTAGTAATGCTCTTTCTACTTTAGCATCTTCACCACCATATATCTCTTCTAACTTATTTAAACTATATCCTGCTGCTATATACTTTGCATATTTGGTAGGTCTAAGTATTGCTGATTCAGCTAACAAAGGAATTATTCTATAAGTAAAAGATAAGAAAGGTGTAGCTGTATTTCTTAAATGATTAATTAAAGGTGCATCAATATCATAATCTATAAACTGCCTTCTAGCAAATAAAGCAGCATCTTCTGCAGAATCACCTAACTTCATTCTATGCATAAAAGCATTTAATCTAAACACATGGTCTTCTATTCTATACCAATCTTCTAATGTACTTGTAATAGAATTATTTCTAACTTTACTATAAATTTTATCAGATATGTCTACTGCACTATCCCATTCATCAGCATTAGCTTTTGATTTATATATACCTGCTAATTCACCTTCTTTAAAATTTCTAATTTCTTTATTGACAAAATCTGCATCAAATACACCATGTTTAATTGCTAGTAAAACTATTTCAGAACGATGTCCTTCTTTACCATGAGTTCTTAATGCTCTAAATGCTTTAGGTAAAGTTCGCCACGGAACATCTGCTAAATCACTTAATACTAAATTACCAAACACATTATTAACATGCACTGTTGGATTCCATGCAGTCTTAGAAACTTTCCATAGACTATTTAACTTTTTATATTTTGCATAAACTGCATTAGAAGATTTTTCTTGATATCTTCTTGTACCCATAATGTCTTTCCAAACATTTTCAGGAACATATTTACCCGCCAATGCTCCATATCTTTTAGATACAGTACCTGCTATTTTATTTTCAGGTATCTTTCTATATCTTTGAGGTAAAGCTAACATTTGTTTTGCTGTTCTACCACCTGCTTCTTCTGCAAATTGTGCTGCAACATCTGCATAAAACTGATACTTTGCTACAGTTTGAGCCATTAAAATACCTGTATATTCCATAGAAATTGCTGCGTCTTCTATTTCACCTTTGGCTAGTCTTTGTTCTTTTGTTAGTTGCCAACGGATAGGAACCATTGCATCTCTTTTTAATAATTTTTTTCCAACTACTTTTCCTTTT